GTCTGATGGTTCTGGCGGTCTCTCGTGGGGCGCAGCGGGTGGTTCTCCTGCCGGATCTAACACTCAAATCCAGTTCAACTCGTCGGGTTCGTTTGGTGCGTCTGCTAATCTGACCTGGGACGGTACTAACGTTCAGTTAGGAGCGACTGGTGCTTTACGACTAGCCGATCTTGACTCAAGCAATTACATCGGCATCAAGGCTCCCAACACACTCGCCGCTAACGTCACATACACGCTTCCAAGCACTGACGGGTCTAGCAACCAAGTCCTGTCTACAAACGGCTCAGGAACGCTATCTTGGGCTTCTGTGTCGGCCACACCAGGCGGCTCTAACACCTACATCCAATTCAATAACTCAGGCGCATTTGGTGGCTCTGCAAACCTCACTTGGGATGGTGTAAACGTCCAGCTTGGGGCGACAGGTGCTTTACGTTTCGCGGACACAGATTCTTCTAACTACATCGGACTAAAAGCACCAGGAACTGTTGCGGCTAACGTGACGTTTACTTTGCCTGATGCAGACGGTCTTAACGGACAGTTTCTTAAGACTGATGGGTCTGGTGCTTTATCTTGGTCCACGCCTTCTGGTAGCGGTGATGTTGTAGGCCCAAGTTCTTCGACCGATAACTTTATTGCTGTTTTCAACGGGACAAGCGGAAAGGCTATCAAGCAAAGTTCTGCGCTCTACTGGACAAGCGTTTTAGTTGGTCAAGGCTATCTGGCGGCAGATGGTTCTGTCTACGCCGATGGGATTATCGACCTGAAAAACACCGGAGGTTCTGGCAAGGGCGTTAAGTTATTTTACGGTGGGTCGGGAACTGCCTCTGTCTTACTGAAGGCTGCATCGAGCGGAACCACAACGATCACGTTCCCGTCTACTTCTGGTTCTAGTGGTCAGGTTTTATCGACAGACGGGTCTGGTAACCTCTCTTGGACAAGCGTATCTGCAACACCTGGAGGCTCAACGACTCAGATTCAGTTCAATAGTTCTGGATCGTTTGGTGGCTCGGCTAATTTAACCTGGGATGGCACGAACGTACAATTGGGCGCTACGGGTGCGTTAAGGTTTGCGGATACCGACTCATCTAACTATGTGGCGTTTAAGGCTCCTGGGACTGTATCTTCTAACGTAACTTGGACGCTACCGAGTACAGATGGAAGTAGTGGCCAGGTACTTTCTACAAACGGATCAGGAACGCTCTCTTGGGCTTCTAGTGGCTCTGGTATAACTACCGGCAAGGCAATAGCCATGTCGCTAATCTTTGGGTATTAAAGGAGTTCTTCGTGGCAAATCCCAATCTTGTCAACGTAGCTGCGATCTACGGCAATACATCAAGCTATCTTATATCTTCGACAGCAGACCCGTTTGCCACTGCGCTGATTAACAACCCTGCTTCGTCTGGAAAGGTTTTTAAGATCAATTCCATTGTCGTTGCGAACGTGGATGGAACATCTAACGCAGATATTACGATCAAACTGTTTAGCCAAGATGATTTAGGTGGAACAGGTACGCAAATCGCATCAACAATTGTTGTTCCTGCTGACGCTACGTTGGTTGTGACTGACAAATCCACATCGTTTTACCTTCTTGAGGACAAGTCAATTGGCGCGACAGCAAGTGCAGCCAATGATTTAGTTGTGACTTGTTCTTGGGAAGAGATGAACGCTTAAGGGGTCGCTATGCCAGTAGGTAACGGTGGGGTCATAGGCCCAGCAAACATACCGACCACAACATCGGCTAAAGGCGTCTGGTCGCTTATGGAGCAGTTTCTTGCTCAGAAGCAAGGCATCTGGCCGACCACAGGCTACACCATCATCCAAACCTTTACGGCTACTTCAACGTGGACTTGCCCTGCCGGGGTGACGGAGGTAGAGTATTTGGTAGTGGCTGGTGGCGGCGGTGGTGGAAGGGATACAAATGGCGGGACAGCAGCTGGCGGTGGTGGTGCTGGTGGATTTAGGACAGGAACGGGTTTAAGCGTTACTGCTGGAACGGATTACACCATCACAGTTGGCGCAGGCGGCGCAGGAGCAACTTCAAACAGAACACCCGGAACAAGCGGTGGCAATTCAGTATTTAGCACCATTACGTCCGCAGGTGGTGGCGGTGGCGGCGCTTATGGAAATCCTGGCGCTGGTTTGGCTGGAGGTTCTGGTGGTGGTGGCGCTGGAGAAGGCCCGGCTCCAGGATATGCGGGTGGTTCAGGTAATACACCATCTACCTCCCCATCTCAAGGAAATAATGGTGGTAATGGGTCACCTGCTGGGGCTGGCGGTGGTGGAGGTGGTGGCGGATCTGGAGCTGTTGGAACAAACGCATCAACAGCTAATGGTGCCGCAGGCGGTGCAGGGACCGCTTCTTCTATTTCAGGGTCTTCTGTAACTTATGCTGGCGGCGGTGGTGGCGGTGCTTATAACGCTACTGGTGGATCAGGAGGTAGTGGCGGTGGCGGGACTGGCGGAAGCGGCAGCACAGCTGGCGTAGCAGGGACAGCAAATACAGGTGGTGGCGGTGGTGGCGGTGGAGCAAGTCCTGGCAGTAGTGCCAACGGCGGTACAGGCGGCTCCGGCATTGTTATCCTGAAGTACACCATGCCTTCACAGGTATTTACGTTTACAGGTACAAAAAAGTGGGTATGCCCAAATGGTGTGACAACAGTTGACTATCTTGTGGTTGGTGGCGGTGGTGCTGGCGGCTCTGATGGTGCTACAAATAACGGAAGCGGAGGCGGCGGTGCAGGTGGATACAGAACAGGCGCAGGATTGTCTGTTACCGCAGGTACTGAATACACGGTCACAGTTGGAGCAGGTGGTACGGGTGCATTAACGGCCAATCGTATTGCAGGAAATAGTTCAACATTTTCCTCTATAACATCTGCTGGTGGCGGTGGTGGTGCTTGGTATGCAAACACTACAGGCGGCGATGGTGGGTCAGGCGGTGGAGGTTCCGCTGGCCCTTTAGCTCCAATGGCAGGAGGTACTGGCAATACACCAAGCACTACACCTTCGCAAGGTAATAATGGGGCCGCTAGCTCAACAAGTGTTGGTGGCGGTGGCGGTGGCGCTGGTTCAGCAGGAAGCGGTAAAAACGGTGGTGACGGTATACAAGGGCCATCGTTTGCTTCTTCTTACGGCGGGGCTGGCCCTGGGGGATCACCATCTACAGGTTATTTTGCTGGGGGTGGCGGGGCGACTGAAGCATCGGCAGCAGGTGGAACTGGAGGAATTGGTGGTGGCGGTGCAGGTTCAAGCGGCGGGGCTGCTAGTCCAGGTGTGGCAAATACGGGCGGCGGTGGTGGGTCGGGAAGAAGCAATAACGCATCAGGATCAGGCGGCTCCGGTATCGTAATTATCAAAATCAATCAATAACATGACTACAAAAGTTTACAAATTTCTAGGCATTGATACAGCCATGCACCTACTACGTCCTGGTGCGAAGTGGGAAATATCAAACAACGTCTTTACAAGATGGGATGATCCACGGCCATGCCCAAGCATTGAAGAAGTGTATTGGGTCATTGACAAGATCAGAGAGTTTGAGGACAGCATCCCTACGATCTACACCGACGAGCAACTTAAAGAGATGGGCATAGCCCGTGAGGAATTTGAACGTGCAGTTGCATAACCTATTCCCCATCCCTGTAGGCTTTGCAGAGCTTGGTAGACCTCTGAGTGATGAGGAGTTGTTCTTCATCCGTGAGCTTCAGACACGACCCAACATGGGTAACACCACAAGCACGAACAACTTTGTGCTGCGTGATCCTGCACTGACCTCACTGCGTTCGTTCATTGAAGATGCGGTATCGGATTACTTCAAAAGCACAGTCAATCCTAAGCACAACGTAAGCCTAAGAGTCACGCAAAGCTGGTGTAACTACTCAGAGCAAGGCCAGTACCACCACAAACACGCCCATCCTAATAGCTACATCTCAGGTGTGTTTTATGTGCAGACCAACCCTGATGACAAGATTTACTTTTACAGAGATGGCTGGCAGCAGATTAAATTCCCTCCTGACCAGTGGAACCCGTATAACTCTGAGAGTTGGTGGTTTGAGGCTTATGCAGGTCGCTTGATTCTCTTTCCTTCGTCGCTGACACATATGGTTCCAGAGGTCAAAGGCGAGGACACAAGAATCTCACTATCGTTTAATACCTTCCCCGTCGGTGTTGTCGGGGAAGAAATGGACTTAACCGGATTAAAGCTGGAGGCGTAGATGGCTCACTTTGCCCGTATTGATGAAAATGGTGTGGTGCAACAAGTTGTCGTAGTGGATAACAAAGACACCTCTGATGCTTCCGGTGTTGAGAAAGAGCATATCGGTGCCGCACACCTAGAGAAAATTCTGGGTGGTGTATGGAAGCAGACCAGCTACAACGGCAACATCAGGAAAAACTACGCAGGAATAGGTTATACCTACCGAGCAGATATTGACGCGTTTGTTCCGCCCAAGCCTTTTGCTAGCTGGATTCTCAACGCAGACGCGCAGTGGGAGGCTCCCATAGCGATGCCAACTGACGGTAAAATGTACTCATGGGATGAAGATACTGTAAGTTGGATTGAGAGATGACACCCGAACAGAAGTCAGACGTACTGGTAGAAGTTGCAAAAGCCACTCCTCCTGTAGCAATCACAACAGCCGTGACTGTTGGCGGTCTGACTCTGAATGAATGGGTGGCAGTTGCTACCTTGCTCTACATTGTGTTACAGTCCGGCTGGCTTGTCTGGAAATGGTTCCATGCCATAAAAGATAAGAAGAATGAAGCA